TACCGGTTATAAATACATGTATGATCGCTATAATGATGTATATCGTTATATTCCACTAAATGGTGATATTGCTGGTCTCTGTGCTCGTACTGATCAAACTAACGATGCTTGGTTCTCTCCTGCCGGCGTATCTCGTGGTCAAATAAAGAACGTTGTAAAGCTTCGTTTCAATCCAAACCAAACCGAGCGTGATCTTCTTTACACCAATACAGTTAATCCAGTAGTATCTTTTGCTGGACAAGGTACAATCCTTTACGGTGATAAAACAGCTACCTCTAAGCCTTCCGCATTTAATAGAATCAATGTCCGCAGACTCTTCATTGTTCTAGAAAAATCAATCTCTGAAGTTGCTAAAACAACTCTATTTGAGTTCAATGATGATTTCACAAGAACTCAATTTAGAAATATTATTAACCCCTTTCTACGTGACGTTCAAGGACGCAGAGGTATCACTGATTTCCTAGTGGTATGTGATGCAACAAATAATACTCCTGAAGTAATCGACCGCAATGAGTTCCGTGGTGATATCTATATCAAACCAACACGTTCCATAAACTTCATCCAGCTAAATTTTGTGGCAGTTAGAACTGGTGTAGAGTTTACTACAATTATTGGTAGTTAATAAATAAACAAAAAGGAGTTAAAAATGTTCAATATCAATACTTTTAAACAACAAGGTTTAGCTGGCGGAGGCGCTCGAGCATCTCTATTCCAAGTTGAAATGACTCTTCCGGCACCTCTTCAAGCTTTTGATAGAACTCTAACAAAGCTTGCTTTTACTTGTAGAGCAGCATCTATACCTGCATCTACTGTTGGACAGATTGATGTACCATATTTTGGTAGAAAAATTAAATTAGCTGGTGATAGAGTATTTGCTGATTGGTCAGTAACAGTAATGAATGATGAGGATTATGACGTAAGAGAAATGTTTGAGGCATGGTCTAACACATTAAATAGTAATCAATCTAATCTTAAAAGTATAAGGTTTAATGGTTATAAAGCAGGAGCTGTTGTAAAGCATTTTGCAAAAACCAGTGAAATTATTCGCTCTTATACATTTGTTGGTCTGTTTCCAACAGAAATATCAGCAATGGAACTAGATTGGGATACCACCAATGCAATTCAAACATTTAATGTAAATTTTGCGTATGATTATTGGCTACCTACTAACACGGCTTTTGATTCTTTAGGTACACCTCCAAGTTAATGTTCTACACTCGTATATTATATAAGGTGGGGAAGTTTTCTTCCCCACTCTATATACTATAACTGATTCAAGAAAGTATAAATATGCGTCTTTTTGGTTTTGAATTTGTTCGTTCTACGCCCAATGATATTGCACCATCATTTGCTCCAAAAGAATCAGATGATGGTGCTGTCGTTGTTGCGGCAGGTGGAGCATATGGGACGTATATCGATCTAGATGGTACTGTTCGTACCGAAGCGGAATTAGTCACAAAATATAGAGAAATGGCACTTCAACCAGAGATTGACTCTGCAGTTGATGAAATTGTGAACGAATCTATTTCTATTGATGATAACGATATAGTAAATATTATTCTTGATAATCTTGAAGTCACAGAAAAAACCAAAAAAGTTATTAGTGAAGAGTTTAAAAATATTCTTAATATTCTAAACTTTCAAAAAAAAGCATATGAAATCTACCGTAGATGGTATATTGATGGTAGACTTTATTACCACATTTTAATAGATGAAAATGATGTTAAGTCTGGTATTAAAGAACTTAGATATGTTGATCCACGAAAGATAAGAAAAATACGCGAAGTAGGTAAACGAAAAGTACCAGGCGGAATAAGCAGTGATGCAGTTATTCCTAGAGTACAAAATGAATACTTTATCTTTAATGATAAAGGTTTCAACTATGGCAATAAAGTTATAGGTCCTACAACTACTGGTCTTAAGATTGCAAAAGACTCTATTGTCCATGTTACCTCAGGACTTACAGATACACAGGGAACTATGATTCTCTCATATCTACATAAAGCAATTAAATCACTCAATCAACTCAGAACGCTTGAAGATGCTCTAGTCATTTATCGACTAGCTCGTGCACCAGAAAGAAGAATTTGGTATATCGACGTAGGTAATCTACCAAAGATGAAAGCAGAGCAATACGTACGCGATATCATGATCAAGCATAAGAATAGATTGATCTATGATGCTGCTTCTGGTGAAGTGCGGGATGATCGCAAATTTATGACTATGCTTGAAGATTATTGGCTGCCAAGAAGAGAAGGTGGTAAAGGTACTGAGGTTACTACACTTCCTGGTGGTCAAACGCTTGGTGAAATGGACGATGTTCTATATTTTCAAAAGAAACTTTTTGGTACACTAAACGTACCAATTAATAGACTTAATTCAGATGCTCTATTCTCAATTGGTCGAGCAACAGAAGTTACTCGCGATGAAGTTAAGTTCTCCAAGTTTATAAACAGACTTAGAGGTAGATTTTCTCATCTATTTACTTCTCTGCTTGAAAAGCAAATAGTTCTCAAAGGTATTATGTCTATTGAGGATTGGCAAAATATTGCACCAGATATTAGATATGATTTTACTAAAGATAATCATTTTACTGAACTTAAAGATTCTGACGTTCTACAAAATAGACTTCAACTTTACTCTACATTTGACCAAAATCAACTTATCGGTAAATATTTCTCACATGAATATGTAAGAAAGCATGTATTTAAGCAATCAGATGATATGATTGAAGAGATGGATGAGGAGATTGCAGAAGAAGAAAAAGATCCTCGTTGGAATATGAGTCTGCTTGGAACTGGTGCTGATGATTTTGGGCAACCAGGAGATGATCAAGATCAGTCACAATCAACTGATGAACCACAAGGTGATGATAAAAATAAAGTAGTTGATGCTCAAAAGACTGTAGATCGTCTAAGTAAACTTTCAAAACGATTTGGTTCAGATGAATCAAAATATAGATCAGCTTCACAGATTTTAGCTAGAAATAAAGGTGGGGATAAATAATGCCAGATATTAATGATTTAATTATGCACAGTGCTAATCAAAGACCAGCAGACTTTGAAACAACTTTTAATGATGTTATTGCATCCCGAATAGCTTCTGCTGTTGATGCTAAAAAAATTGAAATAGCTCAACAAATGTTCGGCGCCAATCAACAAGAATTAGAAGATTTAGAGGACGAAGAAGATGGCGAAACCACTGAGTGACATCCTCAAAGGTGTCAAAACATCCAAAATAGAACCAGGATCTACTGGTAAAAAACCTGGTGTGGATTACGCACCTAAATCTAAAGGTGACCAAGACTTTGTAGCAAAACACAAGACTGAAAAGCACGCCGATCGTGTTGGTAATGAAGATGATGTGTATAAAGGCACTACAAAATATGTTCTAGACAAAGAATCTGAAAAACTTCACGGTAATGATAAAGATGATTCTATAAAAGTATATGAATCTATTAAAGAAGCTACTGTAAAGCAAATCAATGATCGCACGGATTCTTTGATGTCGGCCAGAAAAGCAGAAAAATCTGGTAATAAACAAGCACAATATATGCATATGGCAAATTATCACAGTAAGTTTTCAACTCAGGTAAAAAATAAAAGTGATATAACTCATCATAAAGCACAAGCTGATCGTTATAAGTCTGCTGCAAAATCATTTGAAGAATCTACAAAGTGCAATATGACTGAAGAAGATAAATATTGCCCCGTTCATGAAAATGCTTCTTGCTATGAACAAAAAAATCTAAAACAAAAAAGTGTTAAAGAAAATCATGACGATGAATCAGCCGAAATGGCAAAGACACAACTTCGTGCACTAGCAAATAAAGCTATTGCTCTAGCAATGTTCTTATCTGATGATCAAGTTGTAGAACCATGGGTTCAAGCTAAGATTGCAGTTGCTAAAGATAACGTAACTGCAGTACATGACTATATGGTATATGGTGATCATAACAAGCCAGAAAAAGAACAAACTGCTCCAATGGATACGCCTATGACATTTCCAAATATGAATGTTGATGTAAATGCTGGAGGAACTGTATAATGAATATCATTAAACCTTCAGCAAATGTTATTGCAGTTACTACACAAAATACAGTAAATGGTTCAACTGTTCTTTATGTTTCTGCCGCTGCTGCAGCACAAATTAATCTATATTCAAATGCTACTACACAATATGCCTCGTTTGTTCTTCCAGCAGGGCAATATATCTTTGTACAAAAAGCAACTACTGATTTGATTTCTTCTAATGCCGCAATTCAAGTAACATCTGCGGCTTATAGAGGCTAAAATGAAACTTATTATAGAACAAATTGAAGAACTAGAGTTCATCACCGAAGCCAAAGAAACCGGTGAAAAAGATCATTACATTCATGGTGTATTCTTGCAAGCAAATAAAAAGAATAAAAACGGAAGAGTCTATCCCATGAATATCATGGAACAAGAAGTCAAACGTTATATGAATGAGATTGTAAAGAATAATAGAGCGTTTGGTGAACTTGGGCACCCTGCTGGTCCACAGATCAATCTAGATAGAGTCTCCCATATGATTACCGAACTAAAACGTGATGGCGATAACTTCATCGGTAAAGCTAAACTTACAGATACACCTATGGGTAATATTGCCAAAGGACTACTAAAATCTGGTGCAAATCTAGGTGTTTCATCCCGCGGTATGGGATCACTAAAGCCTAACAAACAAGGTATTATGGAAGTTCAAGATGACTTTCGTTTGGCTACTGCTGCTGATATTGTTGCAGATCCATCTGCTCCCGACGCTTTTGTGAAGGGTATTATGGAAAATGTTGATTGGATTTATGATCCAGTTAAAGACACTTGGATGGAACAAAAACTCCATGAAACAAGGAAGGCTCTTAAGAAAATGTCTATGGACGAATTAGAGCAAAATCGTTTAGGTATCTTCGAGAGTTATGTAAAGTCTCTCGTATCAAAAAGTAACTTTATATAAATATTCCAAAATACTTTAAAGGGAGAACATTTATGACGGAAAAAGCAGAAAATATCAATATTGATGATGATAGACAAGATATTGAGGAATCAGTAGCTTCAGAAACATTGAAGCCAGATTCACGCTCAACCGGGTCCGATCCAAAGTCAAAGATTGAAGCAATTACATCGGTTATTGGTGCAATGCACTCCATGCGTAAGGATGACCTTACAAAATGGTATACACAAGCTATGGCTCTCGTTGGTAAAGAAGCCGATTCACTACCATCTGGTGCATCAGCTGATTCCAATGCGTCAACTATTGATGCAAAAACCGGTAAAGGTCCAAAGACTCGTGATGCTATGCCAAAGCTAGACAACAAGAACAACCCACTTGCTTCAATGAAAGAAGATGTAGAGGAAATGTTCGAGGGTCAAGACCTATCAGAAGAGTTCAAAGATAAAGCTATAACTCTATTTGAAGCGGCCGTAAACGCAAAAACCATTATGGAAGCTGCTCGTCTAGAAGAGGAATACACCGCTAGACTTGAAGAAGAAGTTGCAGATATTGCAGACGCTCTAGAAAGTAAACTAGATACGTATCTTGATTATGTAGTTGAAAACTGGATGAAAGAGAACGATGTTGCCATTGAATCCACACTCCGTAATGAACTTATGGGTGAGTTTATTGATGGACTAAAGAATCTATTTGCTGAGCATTATATTGATATGCCAGAAGATAAGATTGATGTTGTTGAAGAACTAGCTGCTAAGGTTGAAGACCTAGAAGCCAGACTAGATGAAACCATCACAGAGAATGTTGAGCTTAGGAATATCGTAATCGAGTCGGAAAAGAATACCGTTCTTGAAGATATGGCTGAAGGTCTCACAATGACTCAGGCCGAAAAGTTTGTAACACTTGCTGAAGGTGTTGACTTTGACGGAAACCTGGATACCTACAAGAAGAAGCTATCTTATGTAAAAGAAACATACTTTGCCAAAAAAGCAGTTCCTGTTTCTAACATTGA